GTCCCAGTCGCCAGGCAGCGAGTCGACCGCCTTGAGACGTCTGCCGAACAGCTTCTTGATCTCGGCGATCAGGTAATCTTCCACATCGATGAGGAGCATCTAGTAGTTCCTCAGCCTGTCTTCGGTAAAGATGCTGGGACCACCCTTGGAGACATGGATGAGCGGTTCGGGCGCGGGGGACTGGTTGTGATCCGGGTTCAGGTCCATCTTTCCGGTCATGACCAGTTTCAGGGTGCTCACGGCCTGGGTATAGCGCTTCTCCACGAATTCCGGCACCAAGGAGCCGTAGAGGTAGAAGCGGTAGACATCGCACGCTAGACGCACCAGGTTGGTCGGGATCACCTCAAGGGGGAGCTGGTACAGAGGGCGCAGGTAGGCATCGATCTCGGCGTCACCGTCCAGTTGAGCCTGGGCGAAGACGTCGTTATTGAAAACTCCGGTGTTTTCCCTGTCGGTAAGCTGCAGCATCTCTTCGACGCTGAAGCGCTTTTCCATGTCGCTCTGGGTTGCGTAGGCCATGATTCCCCCGGGTTGCCGCTTACTGCAGATCGATGCAGGTCTGGTAGGTTGCCGAGGTTCCAGAGTAGCGCTGGAATACCAGGGAGGTGACCCCCTTCTTGAGTCCCACCTCGCCGGTACCCAGGGGAGTCGGCATGCAGGCCGTATTGGTGTTCAGGCAGCGCTTGACAGCCAGGCCCGCGCCGGTGGCCGGGTTGACGGTGGCGAACTGGGCCGCTCGGTAGTCGTCGACCGCGAAGGTGGCGATGGTCCCCTTGGTGGCCGTGGTCGTGGTACAGGCGCTCTTGGACGGTGTGGCGTTGAGGGCTTTCAGGTTCTGGACGGGGAGGCCCTGAAAATAGTCCATGTCGCCGGCATGAGTTGCCTTGACATTGGTGGCCAACGCCGGCGAGCAAACTGCGACAAGCAAGAGGGCGGTAACGAAAATCAAGTTTTTCATTGTTTTCTCCAGGCCGGAGGCGATGACGCCCCCGGCTTTTTGGTCAAATGTTAATGGACGCGGTGTTAGTCGGCCGGCGGAGCGGCGCCCAGGAGAACGACGTCGCAGATCCCCAGGGAGTTCACGACCGGCAGCGGCTTGGACTCAGCCTGCAGATCGTAGCCGCTGCCATCGAGAAGCCGGATCGGCTTGATGAAGAGCGGCATCGGCTCCAGGTTGCTGTCGAGATCGTCCAGGGCCGCATAGGGCATCTGGTGCCCCGCGTCCTTGGCGACGGCCTTAAGGGTGTTGGCGGGGATGATCGAGGTGAAGGCGCCGGTCTGCGGGTCTATGTACTCCTCGCACCTCAGCCAGATCTTGGTTTGTCCGATCATCACGAACTCTTCGTTGGTTTCCAGCTTTACGCCTGCCTCCATGATGAGCTTGGAGGAGGTCAGAACCCTGGAGACCAGGTCGAAAAGGGCGTTGTAGACGTCCTCGCCGGCCCAGTAGACGATCTCGCCGCTGATGCCGGAACGCTGGAAGACTTTTCGGATCTTCACGAGCATTTTCTGGATGTCCGAGATCTTTATCGTGGGGTCGTCCAGGAGCTTGAAGCTCCCGGCATCGAGGGCCTGGGGGGCGCCGTAGTCGATGGAAAAGGTGTCGTAACCGCCACCTTCGAGCGCCACGGGGTAAACGATCTTGCCGGTGAGCGCCCGGGCGCAAATCGCCTCGGTTGTCGCGCGGACGGTCTTGCGCAGGATGTCCGTTTTGGTCTGCGCCCAGGTCTCCAGAAGCGATTTGCTGTTGGCCTGCTGCATGAACATGCGCAGGTTGTTGAGGTCCACGCCGTTGACGCCGATTTTCGGCTTAATGGGGAGCGGCTCGTAAAACTGGGTCTGGCCGGTGTTGCCCCCGATGGAGATGGCCGGAGCGCCGCGCCGGGAAAGTGCGATCGTCTTGATGAACTGCTTGACGATATCGCTACCGATCAGCGGGGTGGGCTGCTGCGGCCGATTGGTGAAGAAGGTGTCCATGCAGACGGTCGGATAGGCAGGTCCGAGGATCTGCAGGTAGCGGACAATCGCCTCCTTGGTGTACCGTACCAGTCGCAGGCCCATTCCGGGCCGCCGCCCGGGAACTCTCCCGCCTCGTTCATCAGCACTGCCCCCAGGCGCCAAGGTTGATGACCTTCGCGTTATCGGTCACCAGGAACCTGCTTCCCTGCTTGCGCTCCAGTATCCGGTCCAGCTCCATGTTGTTCATAGCGAACACGGTGCCGTCCGCCCCGGGCCGCGCCAGGGGATTGCCGTTAAGGGGGGAATCCTGTTTGGCCAGCTCGCGCACACCCCGCAAGGCCGACTCGACCACGGGATCGGTTGCTTGCTTGGGCTGACCGGGACGAATCTGCTCCAATAACTTTATGACACGCTTCAACATCGGTGAATCCCCCTTTAAAAGTGTGGGTTAGAGTGTCCAGTCCGCTTGAATTCCTGACAGCAAGCGGCAACGTAAATGCCTCCGAAAAGGCCGATTATAAAGGCCGGTATCAGCCACCAGGCGCTGATCATAGCTTCACCCCGCACTTGGGGCAGGTCCGTGAGAGCTCCCCCCTGGTGGGGTTACCCATGCTGTAGGGCCGCTCGCGCTCGATGCGGCAGCGCTCCAGGCTGATCGCACCGACAACCGGGCAATCGACCGTCTCGTTGCTGTATTTCTCCATGATGATCGGCGTCCACTTGCGCGGGCTCGGATAGGTCCCGGAGGCCAGCTGGCTTACCAGGGATGGTGTGCAGCCGAGCTCTGCCGCGACCTTGGAGCTGCCGCCGATGCCGCGCTCGTCGTTGCGCTCCAGGATGGCCTGGGCCAGGATCTCGCGCGCCTTACTTTCCATCGGCGCCTCCGCTCCAGACCACGGCGCCGGTGTTCGGGTCGTAGACCTGCTTTACGCGCTGGACCTGGGGGGCGAGCGGGCCGCTGTAGCGGGAGGGTACGGTCCGGTACCGGGCGCGCCCTCCGGTCGTTTTGGAAGCTTGCACAAGGGTGAGATAGCCCGCCTTAACAAGGTGATAGACATAGTCGGCGGCTTCGATCTCGCTGACCTTCACGGTGTCAGTGCTGGCGAACACGGCCAGCTCCACCACGCTGAACTCCCCCATGATCTTAGCGGTGCGCCAGAGGTTCTTGCGCCCCTGACCCTGGGTGACCTGACTGCCGTCCTTGCGGACGCGCGGCGGATCGGCCGGGGCGAGAGTCGTATCCAGGATGTAGGTGACCGAGGTCTTAACGGCCGGATCGATGCTCAGGTATCCGGCTGCCGTGAGCCCCTGCAGGTAGCTCTTCACCGTGCTCAGGTGGTAGGTGGTATGTTTGGCGAGCTCCGGTCCGTTGAAGGTGCCGAGCTCGCGCATGATCTTCCAAAGGGCGGCCCTAGTGCTGAGCGGGCTGCGTTTATCGACGGGTTTCTGGGACATTGCTACCTCCGCCCTTTCGGGGGCTGCGGGCCGGTGCCGCGGGGCGGCGGGGCACCGGTGTAGAGCGGCCGATCGCCCCAGGTGGAGCTGTCCACGACGCTGATACCGTTCTCCTGGGCGAAGTCCTGGATACGCTCTAGGTTGACACAGATGCGGCGGATCGAGGCGCCGCTTTTCAGGTGCAGCATGGCGACCATGTCGTCGGCTATGGTGATGCCGCCCCGGGCGAATTTCTTGGAGAGGGTCATGGCGTCCTGGACGTCGGGCGGCTGGGCCGGAACCCACTCCAGGACACGGCTGTGGATGCGTTCCCAACGAAGCAGGGCGTCCGGGAGGGTCTCCTCGCCTATCATGATGACGGTGGTCTTAGAACCCTCGAAGATGGCGCGGATGTCGTCGATGTAGCCGCGGGCGACCGCGATGTCGGCTTCGTCGATGATGAGCGGCTTCTGGGACATGCCGAGGGCCTCGCAGATTTGGGCGCCCATGCTGGCGATGGAGGGCTTGATCGGCTTCCCGGTAATAGGGTCCTTCTTGGGGTTGATGCCGAGCTCGATGCAGAGCTGGACGAAGAACTCGCGGCGGTTCCAGAAGGAGAGGATCTGGATGTGGTAGGCATCGAGGCTGTTGGCTACGAAGCTGGCTGCGCAGGTCTTCCCCCAGCCGGCCGGGCCGTAGAAGACGACCATGCCGGGGAGATGACGGGAACGGTCCATGGTGCGCTTGGTTGCGGCGTACATGAGACCCACATTCACAAGTGGTGCAAGTTCATTGACAGCCAGTGCAGGTTGTTGCATACTTACCTCCAGTTCATAGTTGTTCATGCCCGTAAGGGCGGAGAGACCGGGGTTGCTGCCCCGGTTTTTTTCGTTTTAACAGTTGATCGTGGTGATTGACGGCAGCTCCAGCTTCATCCCGTCCCTATCGGTTATAGTGACCGGCCCTTTCATGAATCCTCTGGCGATCCGGTAGCAGACCTTCCAGTTCTCCCGGGTTGCCGGAGCGTAGATGTAGCCCTGACGTGCCTCCCAGGCATCAACGTCCCAATCCTCACCAACAGGGCGTACATAGTCGTTAACGTCGATCTCGATGAGGGCCGACAGCTTAGGCGCATCGGAGATATGGCCATCGGAGTTATTCCAGATACCTGCCGCAATGCCGTCTCTCAGATATGGCCGGTGCATCTCGATTTCGTCTTTTGTAAGAATGATATTTTGCACTGTAATCCCCCTCTACTTAGCGGCCTGTACCGGTTCCAGTTCGACATCGAGCATCCGTTCCGTCTTCCAGGCTGTCGTGGTCTGGTAGCCGCTATGGAAGCGTTTTTCGTCCTCGGTGATCTCCTCTCCCGCGCTGATCCGCGCGTCGATCAAACCCCAATACTGATACTTACCGCGCTGGGTGGCCGGCAGGCTGAATACGGGCCGTACCTGGCTGGGTGCCGCTGCAGGCAGTGATCGGGCTGGAGCAGCTGCAGCCGGCTCCGGTACGGGCGCGCTGGTCAGTTCGATCACCAGGTTCTCCCGGGCTGCCGCGGCCTCGGAGCTGATGGTGATGGGCTGGCTGCCGCGCCGCTCCAGCTCGATCTCCTCGATCTTGTGCTGCACCCGCTTGAGACGGGCATCGGCACGGACTTCGCGCTTCTCGTCGATATAGGACTGGGCGAAGTAAGGGTCGGAGTTTCCGTTCAGCTTGGCCACCGCGATGAGCCGACCGTGGGCCAGATCGCGGACCCATACCTGGGCGGGATCTGACGGGCTGAAGGCGACGGTGACCCGCTCACCGTGCCAGTTGACCAGGTCGGAGCCGTAGTACATCTTAGGCTGCCCGTTCCGGTTCATGCCCAGTCGGACCCAGCCGCGGTCCACGGTGCGCTCAACGGCCGGGTGGTAGAGGTCGGGAAGCTCGTTGGCCGGCTGCAGCCACTCCACCTGCGGCAGATCCTTCTGCATGCGCTGGATGCCCAGCTGCCAGGCCTGGGCCGGAGAGAGGTAGCAGCGCTTGCGGGTTGCCGGGTCGCGATAGGAGGGGAGACCCTTGTGCGGCCGGTTGTTGTAATCGACGATCGCCTGGTTTACGTGCTCGATGAAGTCGTACCACTCGATGAGGATGCCGGAACTCTCGCCCGCCTTCAGCTCGGCACGAGTCTTCTTGAACACCAGCTGCTTGGCGTCCGAGTCCATATCCTTGCCGATGTAGGTGCAGAGCTCGCGGGCTGACTTGATCAGGATGGTCTGGTGGGCGCGTTCACTGATGCCGTGGGCCTGCGGGTTGCGTGGCCGGGAGTACTCATGGGTGATGCCGCACCGGCTCAGGATGCCGATGCCCGGGCCGGTCATCATCTGGTTCTTGAAGCCCTTGCCGTTGTCGGTGTAGAAGATGACGCAGGGGCCGAAGGTCTCACAGGCGCCGCGCAGGGCGTCCAGGACCGCGAGTCCGCTCTCGGCGAGGTCGCAGGACCAGCCGACCACCATGCGGGTCGCGACGTCCAGGACGGGCGTAATCTCCGGGCGGAAGGGCTGGCCGTGGTAGGGGTGGGCCACCTCGGCGTCGTAGGCGTGGCCGTCGGCGGTGTAGCAGTCTCCCGGGAGCATGTGGTCGGTGAGGCGGCGCCGGTAGGGCTTGAGGGTGGCCAGGGCGTTCCCCGTCATACGTCCCTTGTTGAGCTCCAGGGCGCCCAGGGTGAGCAGGTAACGGCGTGCCTGGTCGTAGCTCGGCATGGCGATCCCCGCCGGGATCTTATCCTGCAGGTCCTCAAGCACCTCGGTCAGCTTCGGCTTCTGCGGCTTCTTCCAGCACTTCATGAACGATTCCACCCAGGGGGCCTCGATACGCGGCAGCTGGCTGGCCGGCGCCAGGGCGACGCAGTTGCCGTCGGATGCTTTGTGCTCTTTCCACCATCTCCATAGGGACCGTTCGGAGAGCGCGCGCTTACCGAGTTTGTCGGCGCGGGCGTTGGCGACCGGAACCAGGGCCTGCAGCTCTGGCTGCAGGGTGCCGGCATGCGAGCCTTTCACCAGGTACTCGATAGTCTGCGTCGCGTTACCCAGGGAGTTCTCGATGAAGCGCATCAGACCGAGGCGGGCATCCATGCAGGCGCGCTGGCTATCCCTGAGGGCGGAGGGCACGGGGAGCTCGACGGCGGAAAACATGGTAAGGGCGGTGGTCCGGGCCGGGGCAGGGGAGATCTCCGGGATAACGGCGACGGCGTCGGTCTGGGTGATCTGCAGGGTGCTGAGGTACTTCTTGATCTTCTTGCGCTCCGTCGTGGTGAGCGGGATCTCGGACACGCTGTACTTGTCACCGCCTCCGCGCACGATTTCTCCGGTTGCCTGCCAGTCGTTTTTCTTCGCCCGGCTGCTTACTGCTTGGCGGCTGATGCCCAGGGCTGTCGCGATTTCCGTGATGGTCGCTGTCTTCATGGCTTACCCTCCAGGACCTTGATCAGAGCCTCTTTTTGCCGGATGCGCTTATCTATGCCCTTCCTGATCTCCACATCCTTCTGCATCTCGGCACGCAGGGCGTCGGGGCCTCGGACCGTGAAGACGCCGGCGGATGTGTTGAGGATCTCCAGCGGCTCATTGCAATTAGTCGCGGTGCAGAAGGCGGAGAGGAACTCGGCGGGCATGCGGTGCGGGTGGCTGTCGGCGACCCAGTTATTGATCTGGCCAACGGCGATCTCGACACCTAACAGATCGGTCATTTCATCTGCGACGGCTTCCCGGGACTTGGGGGCACTGCGCAGGGCGGACTTTAAAGCGGCGTTAAACGCGATGGAAACATTGAGTCGCCCGGGCAGGGTAGAGATGACTTCATCCCGCTCCCGGCTCAAGATATCAAAAATGGTTAGCTGTCCATCGTCGCTGACTAATTTCTTCCGCATCTTAGTTATTGCCCCATGACAATCGATTTGCTATATTCCCCATTAAAATTGGGCTAATATCTTTCCGGCCAAATCTGTTCAGGCCGGAAGCCGATCTTCTTGGCGACCGCCTGTTCCATGCGAGGGTAATGCCTCCACTGGCAATGTCTGACAGCGCCACGGGTAACACCTATCTCGCGGCCGATGGCAGCGAAAGACGTACCGTTCATATCCAGCATCCACCTGATCCAGGCCCGACGATCCTCGGGTTTTTTTGGTACTCTTCGTGTATCCATGAATACAGTTTCTAGACCTATTTTTGGTGTCTGTCAACACCAAAAATAGGTTGTCACCTCATTTCTGTGCAACTGACAACCGTTTTTTGTCCTATAGCCATAATTTACGCTATTTTTCAGCTACTTAATGAACTGACAACCGGTTGGGTTCTTATCTTGTCCTGGTTGTCAGTTCGCCCTGGACGAAGTGACAACCAGGGACATGACTAAATTTGGTGTGATATGACTTTTGGTGATAGACTTAAAATGGTGCGGGGCGAAAAGAGCCGGGACGACTTTGCGCTCCAGCTCGGCGTGCATAAGAACACGATCGCCAGGTGGGAGCGAGGGGAGCAGTTCCCAGATGCCCAGGAGATCGCACTCATCCTGGAGGCTTATCCAGATATCAACCCGGCCTGGTTCGTGACAGGCAAGGGCATAATAAAGCTCCATGGAGTAGTAAGCGGAGAGAAGCACCCGGAGAGCACCGCGAAAGAGCCTGGGATAGTGTGGACGACGAACTACGATGCCGAGCTGGAGGAGATACTGAGCATCCTTCAGCACGATCTGCCTGAGGCTAAAAAATTCGTGCTGCAGGTATTAAAGGGTCGCAAGGAAGTTAAAAAAGGTATGGAAGGGCTTGGGATGAAGCTTGGAGAAGATCTAAACAAATAA